TTCCATTCTTGACTTCGTAGTCGACAACTTCCAGATTGGCCATTTTTTGGACACCCATAGCTAGTGTTGCAACAGCAACAGCCATTCCAACCGTCAACACTATACCAGCAGCGATCGCGGCCATGTCTGTCAGCGAAAGGTCGGCGAAAGCGCCCACAAACGCTGTGGTTATTTTCTTTAGGTTGTCGCCCAGAGCGTCGAACTGGCCAGGTTCAAATTTAACCTTTGAAAGGACAAATAGAGCTCCTGAAAAAGCTATGAGCGGGACTGCTAATGCGGTTAATGCAACAGCACCTAGCATTACAAATGGAAACACTGCAGGAATACCTAAGGCATAAGCTGCTAGGCCTAGCCCGACTATGGATGCAGCGATTGCTCCAAGTTTTGCAAATAGTACACTAGGCGGGTCAGTGACACCACGTGAAAGTATTGTTAAAGCTACTGAAAAGAGTATGAGAGGCGCAGCTAATGCATCAAGAACACCTGCGCCTTTCTTAATGTCTTTATCAAATTTACCAAGTACATAAGCGGCCAAGCCTAGACCTACGATTGCAAGACCCATCACAAGTGCTCCAATGGCAATGGTCTCTGCACCAAGTCCTACAAGGAAGAGGACGGCTGCTAGTAGTGTGATCGGCAGCAAGAGTTTCTTCAGGCCGGTCGCCGCAGAATCGGTCTTTTTGCCGTCAATTGTTTTTAACGCAAGAGATATTGCTAATACACTGAGAACAATGGTTAAAGTACCCAGGGCAACTATGGGTGAGAGTAGCGCTATGGCAACCATTCCGAGCGCATAGAGAGCTATGGACTTACCCAGTTCTACTATTGATGTTAATGCGTTTGTCTTTGTCTTTGATAGAGAGCCTAACGCGTTAAACACCAATATGATTGCACCAACACTGAGAATAAAAGTCAGCGTTCCCAGGGCAACAAGTGGCGAGAGCAATGCTATTGCGGCCATTCCCAGAGCATATATGGCAATACTCTTGCCAAGCCCTAATATGAATTCCATGGTACCTTGAGTCTTCTCTGAAAGACTCCCGTCGCCCACTAGGGCTATGATAGCTCTTATACTCAATGAAAAGACTAGGGCGCCTAGTGCCACCAGGGGAGCCATCAATCCAACGGCCACCAGACCAAGCGCGAACTTGGCAATGCTGGACCCTAAGCTGGTTACAACCTTAATCTTGTCAATGTCTTCTTCTTTGACGTCTTTGGAGAACTTGGTAATTGCATCACCAACCTTCCCCATGAATCCGGCAAATTTTTCACCGGTCTTTTCGTCTACTTTGCTTACTGCGTTGACGAGTTCAACCACAGCACCTGAAAGCGCTTTTAGTTTCTTGGATTCGTCCTTTCCTTCTTCCCCGCCTTTTGAGTCCTTGGACTTCTTTTCGGAAGACATGTAACCCTCAATCCTGCTGACGAGGGTTACCAACATTCCTAATCTATCATTAGACTGAGAGGCTATAGACACTTATCCAGTTACTTTTTTCTATATAAACTTTAGAACTTTAGATTTCCAAAGTTAGGTGTTGAGAATGAAGGTAGAGATGCCTTTGAGCCTTTCATTAGTGAATCAATAGACGGCTTAGGGAAATTTTGCATCATTTCCTTTTGGCTGTTTTCTTGTTCGCCATTTCTCTTCTTCTCTTCGTCATTGAAGCTCTTTAGATTTTCCATGAGGTATTCTGCTCGATAGAATTCCATACGCTCCAGCTCTGAAGGCTGGAGCTTAAGGACCTTGAGCAGAGAAAATTCAACCTCAAACCAGTTCTCCAAAGATATCTGAAATAAGGAAAATAGACTTGAACCCTCCTGGAAATTTGAGCTCTGCAGTAGCCTCCTCGCCACTGCCATTTACGTATTTGATCTTTGGATCTACTGAAGAGGATAGGATTTCCACAATCTTGTCGAGTACTGAGATCTTTTGGATTGACCAGTCAATGCTGTCCTGTAGAGACTTTTCATAGGAAGAGACTGTTAAGGTTCTCCACTCGGAAAAGAGGAAGGGCGCATATTTTGTGTATGCCTTGTCAATGTTCTGGTTAGACTGACGCTTTCCCTTGATGTATGACTTGATGAACATCATCACGCCGAGGCTCGGCAGGTGCAGATCAAACTCTTCACCACTCTTTAGTTTCAATGTGAAACATTTCCTGTCAGAGTTGTAGTAGTTCATAAGACGCTCGTCTGCATTGAAGTAGTCGATGACGTCCTTTGTCACCTCAATCTTCTCAGACAAGCCTTCCTCATTGGTGACTGTCACATTGAGTTTGTTTTCGCCATTTTTGAAAGTGAAGTCGCGAACTGCAAAGATGAGATAGAATCGGTCAATCTCTTTTAAGTCTTTGAAAGTAACAGGTCTTCCAGTCACTTTGAAACGACAGCATTTCTCAATAATAAAGTTGAGCATATCGTCGATTCCAAGTAAGTCATCTTCATCAATAGTTGACCAGTGACGGATCTCAGCAACCGAAGCCGCGCGGATTGCAATTTGTGCACCTTCTGGGTAAAATATACCTCTAGAAGGAAGAGATTCTAATGGAATGTTTTTCCAGCCAATATCACCCGACAAGAGCTCAGAGTCTCTTTCACGGTCTTGAATGACTTGTGCCCTGCCTAACGACTTTGGGGCTTCTTCAAACTGGACTTCTTCTTCGGATTTTGCAAAGAGCGCAGCTTCTTTCTCAAGCATGTCTCTGTCTAGCTTTTCCTCGCGATTTTGATTTTCTTGCATATTGTTGTTCATTATAGACTATATATCAGCAAGGCAAAAAAGTTTTGCTTTTAACACAAAAGAGGGGCCGAAGCCCCTCTTGGTATCTGATACTGAGATCAAATGAGAGATTAGAGAATTGTTTCTTCCCAGTAGTCTGCTTGCAACGTGAACCCAGTGATCTTGTAGATGTCATTCTGTGTGTAGTCTCCGTTCAACGCAGTGATTGGCGTAGTTGGGAATACTGTCGCAAACTTTAGCTGTCTAAAGATGTCTCCCTTCTTGTTGAAGAAGTTGACGATCATTGGTCCGCCTGCATAGTCAGCCTTGATACCCATACGGCCATTGAGTGGATCGTAGATTAGATCACACCACTGACGCAATGCTTTGTATACGTACGCGCTGTTCTGGTCGTCAAGGTTAACCTCAAAGTCTAAAGCGACTGATACAGTTGTGTCCGCGATTAAACCGCCAGCAAAAGAACGCTTAGCGAACTTATATGACTGTTGTACAATTTCAGGCAACTTGTTCACTTCAAGACCATCGATCTTTGTGACATTCTCCATGACGAGAGTCCAGCCGCCTACAGCAGCTGGAGGTGTTAACAACACCTCAAACTGTGTATTGTAGATCGGCTCGAACTTATTCATCGCAGCCCTGGAGTTCCTATAGTGTGGTAGTCCTGCCATTTTTCTTTAGTTTATTTTTTCCTAAGTTTTTTATACTGCAGCAAATCCACCAGAAGAGATAGTTCCTGTCTTAAGGACTGTTACTCGGTTAATGAATTTCTGTAGACCGCGTGTTGGTTCGATTGCCACGTCGATGATACCGAAGTTTTGGTCGATGATTTCAGCAGTATTGTTGGACTCATCCATGATAACTGTGTAGTCATAGACGCCGCCCGCGGTTCTTACAGTCTCAAGGTAGTTGCTAACGATTGTGCTGATTTCAAGACGTGTAGTAACATCATTGAATTCGAACAAGTAACCGGTTAGTACATCCTCGATAGCTTCCTCAACTGTGATGAGAAGGTCGCGAACGTGTAGGTTATTGAACGCAGATAGAGTTCTTTGGTACGCAGTCTGATTAGCGTAGATCATTGGACCAACATTCTTCACCAATACGATTGGGTTAAGACCGATTGGCTCCAAGTTTTCACGGTCGCGAAGTAGAAAGTCGTATTCCATCTTCACAAACTTTGGATTGGAGATTACGCCTCGACGAGGACCAGCAACAATCGCGTATGGTTGTCCAGTGATGAACTTACGGATGAAGTTGTTTGATACGTCAGCAGATGGTGGAACGCTAATGTTCTTGTTGTTTTCGCGGAGGATCATATTTGGAATGAATACTCCACAGAACTTAGCGCCTTGATCTTCTGAAGGAAGTCCCCAGGTAAAGCTTGGTCCGAGCGAAAGGTTACCACCTGTTGCAATGTATGCGGTGTTCAATACTGGAGCCGGGTTACCCGCAGCAGCATCTGGAAGTTCAGTGAACCTTGGGTCAGTGCTTGCCTGGAATTCAGCGATTGAAGGAGCATTTAGGATTGCCATTGCTTTCTGGCGGTTCTTAGCCAAACGGGTAAGAATTTGTTTAGATCCCATGTTTGGTGCAAGACCTTGGTTGAATGTATCAACGATGTAACGGAAGGTAATAACATCCTTGTCAGCAAGCGTGCTACCAACGTTAGTGTTATCCAATACTCCATAGATCTTTTCTACTTGAGACTCAGAATTGTTAGGCAGGTGATACGCACCCAATGTATAACCGTTCAAGCCAGAGAATTGGAAACGATCGATGAACTTCTGGATTGGAGTGTACTTGGTTACGTAATTTGAACCGCCTGAAGCTGTGATCTTTGGTTGTTCAACCACAGTGTACTCGAAATATGCAACTCCAGTTGAAGGGTTAATCTTCTTCACTTTAGCGGTGATTCGTACCAAGTGTGGATTGTTGATGTCGTTGTTAACCACGAAGTCATTTACTTCAAGGTTAGCAGCGTTAGCGGAAGTGAGGTTAAACTTCAAGTTGCTTCCGAACAATTGGCCGTCAATTTCAATGTCAGTTGAAATGTTCTTTGCAAGTGAAGAGTAGATATTCAAGGCATTCTTACCGCCTACTGTGTAGGTGGCAGTTCCAAGATAGCTAAGATTTAGTCCTACATAGTTTGTAGTAGCCGAAGTAGTTAGCGTTGTGGTTGTGTACTGCTTAAACCTTGCTCCTTGAATTCCGTATGCTACAGCAGAGTATGCATCGTCGTCTTGACCCCAACTGGTGTCATAGCTTAGATAGTTGTAGTTAGAATTTCCGGATCCATATCGAATCGAATCGCCATCTACAAGCACTTTAGATACGATGTCTTTGTACATTTGAGCGCCTGGGTACATTTCAATGTAGGCCAGATCGCCGAGTGTTGTCTGCACAAGGTTTGGATCTTGATATCTAACAACATCGGTTCCGGTGTCAGGTGCCACGGCCAAGAAGCTGTTTCCTGAAACCGAGAATGTAACTCTAACAACGTCTCCAGCGTTTGCGTCTGCGAGTGGAGATCCGTAGTACCAAGAACCGCCTGAAGTATATCCAGTAGCTCCTGGTGATAGGACGTTTACGCCATAGTATTTTCCACCGCTAGATGTGTTATAGCTTGTTGGGCCAGCTCCTGTATATCCACCTGTGTAAGAACCAAGGTACCAAGTGTATGCAGATCCAATACCAGTTCCTTGAGTTACGTTGTAAAGTGTAACTATTGGAGAGTAAGTAGAACCTGTTCCAGTGAAAGTAGCTCCAAGGGCAGTTCCGGTGAAAGCTGTTATTCTAGCGCCTTGTACGCTTTCAATGGCGAAGGATGGATCTAAGATGTATTCAATATCAGCGTTTACGTCTGGGACAAGATCGTTTGCGGCTGCTTCGCCTTTTTTGTAGAGCTGGACTGTGATCTCGCTTGGATTGACGAATGAATCAAACTCGTCAGCGTCAAAGCCAAGAGTAGCCCACTTATCAGCAAACCACGGAGCAGCAGTGGCTCCAGAACTGAATGAAGAACTCTTTACAGTTATGCTTCCACCTACAGAAGAATCAACCTCAAAATACTTAGCGTAGCCATTTCCACTTACCAAGATGAAGTCGCCGCTAGCAGCGCTTAGATTTGTAAATGTTGCACCAATTACATTCGCAGTAGAAGGAACCGCTGTTGGATTTGTAGAATCAATATATGTTGAATATGTCGCTGTAAGAGACTGCAGAGGTGAAGAGAGCTTCAATGTGAAAGAGTCATCAGAATCTGTGATGCTATCAACCTTTACATAGTCATTTGCATTGGCGCTGCTCTTATCAGTGGCTCCGGTCGGACCAAAGGTCTTGATTAGAGAATTACTGCTAAGTCCATTTCTAAGATTGGTGTACTGTGTGACTGTAAATGTTGTGTCACTTGGAGCAGGCTTAGGAACTACCAAGAGGTTGAACCAGTTGCCGTTGTCTCCGCCGTGCGGGTAACACTTATTGTATGGAGCAAAATTTCCAGAAGAAGTCGCTTGCCTTGTGGAACTTAGAGAAGTATCGAAAGAATATCCAAGCGTAGAAGAGATTGGAGTATTGTAAGACAAGAAGTCAATTCTGTCGTCAGTACTATTGATGAGGCTGTGACCAACCATATCAAGTTTCTTTACACTGTTCTCATAGTCCTCAAATGCAGTAGCATTAAGGTTACAGAAGATTCCAGTAATTGCAGTCGCATTGTTGACCAAAGTGTTAATAGACTGGTTTGAACCATTGTTATCAACAAAGTCGGGTAGTACGCAACCGGTGATAGAACCAAGAAGAGTTACATCATCCAAAGATAGGAATTGCTCCAACCTGCTGGAGATTAGGCCACGGCTATCAAAGTAGCTTCCATAGACTGGATCATTGATCAGGGTTGCGGTATTTGACCAGTCGCCTTCTACGATGTATACGTCTACAAAATAGTCAGACAAGTAGTCAAACTGGTAGATGTAGTCAGGCACTGCGTTCTTTCCGTAGTAGTCGCGCGCTGTAATGTTATACTGGGTTGCGTTGACTGATTTTCTAACGATTACGCTTCTCTTACCCTGGCTCACGTTCACAAAGTTGAAGAGACTTCCAGCGTCAACTGGTTTTGTGTCAACAACTGCTTGTAAGTAGGTTTGATCAGCGTACCAAAATCTTTCCTTGTTGAAGAATGATGATAGAAGCGCTCTTCTGATGTCTCCGTTTGTTCCAGCCGCCTCTACAGAGAATGCGCGGTAGTCTACTGCATCTCCTCCGTCATTTACTGGTACATTGTTAAGTGGCAAAAGGTTCAAGGCGAACACTGGACCTGTGCTAAGACAAGTCTCGAGTGAACGGTGGAAGAATGATCCACGTGATTCCAAGAAGCTGTCAATGGTCCCAAATACCCTGCGAGACTCTGATACGTCGCGTAGGAATACTGGAGCATTGAAAGGTCCTTTCCTTGAGAAACCAACTACCAACCTAACAGTCTGGGTGTTAATTACTACTCTTTCAGATGCATCAAATTCAATGGTGTAAACACCAGAGGCTTTGAACTGATTGAGGTCTAGTACAATTTTAGCCATTCTCTGCTTTAGTTATTTTTATAGGCATTAAGCCAATCTTAATCCTGTACTATATATTTTGCTTTGAATGACCTTTTTGTTAAGTTTTCTTGCGGAAAGGGCTATTCATCGGAGACTGTCTGCCTAAGCCACTCTGGAAGCCAGAAAGAGAAGTTGCGTCAAAGCTCTTTGAGAGGGGATTTCCCATTGAGGGCGTGTAGTCTTCTCGAAGAAAAGCAAAGGTTTGCATAAAGTCTTCCTCGGCGCGATCACCTCTGTTCATACGGTCTTCCATTGCCACCTTAAATCTATCATCGATGGTGTCCTGAACAGTTTCAACAAGTTCATAGAAGTCGGTGGTGTCGAAGAATGTGGTGAGGTTAACGCAGGTCATTGCTGTGTCATCGTGACCAGACTGTGATTCATATCTACCAGCTGAATTTAGACCAAATGCTGTGAGTTCTTCATATGTCATGCGGTCCGTGATCACAATCCTCTTATCGTTGAGCATTGACCTTAGTTCTCGACAGTAAGACTCCTTGTTGTCTTTTTGTAGTTTTACACCAAGCTTTAGGTAATTGTTTGAGATGCTGTGTTTTGTGTGAAGGAAGATCTCTGGGTAAAACTTCTTGTTTCTGGAAAGTTTTTCAAATACAATGTTTCCTTTAAAGTTGATCTCAAGTACGATCTTTACGTTCTCCTCATTGAAGAGATCAAACGTTAGGAATTCCAATATCTTTGAAGCCTCTTCAATCGAAGAGACGTTAGACCTGAAGGAACCGACCTGCCTCAATCTATAGAAGCTAGTCTCGTCGTACCAGTCGCGAGTGTTTCTTATTTGTGCTGGTGATTGTGGTTCCAACCTAAAGATATTGATGACTGTGTAGTCTCGGCCCACGCCATCTCCAATATCCATTGACATTACATACCTGTGATCTTTTGCGTCTGAAGCCGTTGGGTCAAATTCAGGATGCCACTTTAGAAATTGAGCTGTCTCTGGCATATCCAAGAGCTCTTCCATCTCTATGTATTGGTATTCCTTGGTCGTCCTCTTCAGGAATGCAAGGGTCCTTGCGCTGAGCAAGAGCCTTGAAGATGCCAAGAATTGATTTCCATACTCCTGGTTGAAGAGCTCCTCCGAGCCCAGGTTTGCAATCTCTCGTTGTTTCCAGACCTCGTCCCTGCCCGGGACTTGCCACCAGTCTACTCTGATTGCATTGTACGCATTCTTACCCTCTTTTGCATTCTGATAGATGTCATAGAAGAGGTTCATCCCATTGGGTGTAGACGAGATGATGATCCTTGAGATCTTTGAAGACGATAGAGTTGGGTAGATTGATCGATAGAACTGCGTCAAGAAGTTTGCGTGAATGTGCGCAAACTCATCCGCGTAGAGCAAGTGAATGGTGAAACCAATCGCAGCAGTCTTTGTGGTTGCTTGTGAATAGAGTCGGCAACCGTTGTCAAACCTCATACCCGTGGCCCCTGCGTTGTAAACGCCCGGCTTCATGAAGAATGGTAGATTCTTAAGGATAACTTTGACCTTGTCAACGATCTCAGTAGTTGTAGCCATCTTGTTAGCCACAATCATTACGTTCCTGTCGTAGTGGAAGCAGAGGTACCACGCAATGAAGATCGAAGATGTCACAGTCTTACCAATCTGACGCGAGGCCAACATCACATTGAACCTGTTGTGCTGGAACCCATGCAACATGTCTTGCTGATACTCACGGAGCTTGATGGATCTAACACCTTCGTCCGTCATTGAGTAACAATACTTCTCACCAAAGTAGACCACGTCTGACGCGCACTTGGCTATCTCGGCCACCTCATCAGCCGTGTATTCAAATACGATATCTGCGGCCTTGAACTCGATCTTTCCCTCAAGGAAAGGCGACATATCAGCCGGCACACCAAGGTTGATCTTTTCGATCTCCTCAGAAATACTCTTACTGCTCCAGACTCTTCCCTTACTCATTCTCTTCTGGATCTTTTCTCAGATCACCGGACGCCCTGGTCTCAGGTACAGCTTCCCTCATAGTCTCCATGAGGCTACGAGTTCCACGAATAACATAGCCGCCAGAAGATGTTGGTTGAATGCCTTCATCAATTGCGACTTCTCCAGGCAAGAGCATTGGAGATTCTGTCACTTTTACTCGATAGTCGTCTTTCATTTTCTTGTAGTTTTCTTCCATGATTGTCATGAAAGTTGACAAGTGTTTTACGATTTCCATCTTTGATTTCTGTAGTGCGGCCAAGACTTCAAAAGTCCTTGGGTGCACACTACCATTGTCCATCTCCTCCAAGAGTCTAATGATTGCATACTCAGCAGTCTTCATTTGAAAGAGTAGATTTGAGACTGTCACTTTATCCACCATGTTCTTTTGGCGAATATACGGCTCAGACTCAATGCTCTCTTTTGTGAGGTAGAAGTGTGCAACACTATCTACAATCCCGTGAGCCTTGGCATCAGTCTCGGTCTTTACTACACCATAGTCCATGAAGTTATCCGCGCGGCCCGGCAGCATTGCGTTGGCCTGCGCAGTTAAGTCCTGTATCTCTTGATCTATAGCTGGGTCCAGTTCCAAGAGAGCCTCTAGCTCATCTTTTTCCTCCAGCTCTTTTTTCCTTTCGGGTGTTATTTTTCTTGGCATAAAAAAATTATTTAGAACTAGCAATCCACGGAAGCGTTAACCTCGGCTTCGCGTTGTCGATGATCTCTGCAAGGCTAGCGTCCTGTACGATTGCTTGATTAAGTATGATGATTTGTTTTTCCTGATCGGTTTCAATGTCTCTAAAGAGCCTAATGTTGGTCAGGCTTATGTCCCCAGAGAGCAGCTCATATTTTCTGTCGGCTGTCCTGTCTGTGGCAGTTACGCCTGTAACAGTCTTGGAGTATATGTTATAGAGCTGTGTGGCCGTTGAATTGTTTCCAGTGTCAGCAGGGCCGAGGATTCTCCATAAGTCTAAGGAGACTAGCGAGTAGTAGTTTGAAATGTTTAGGTAGAATGCATACCACGTCTCTTCCAATTCCTGCGGCGTAGGGAAGGTGACTCTCTTTGCAGTTCCACTTTCATAGTACTCAAGTACAAAATACCTCCTGGCATACAGCGTGTATCTCCAGCCAGTGGCCCCTTCGACTCCTTCAATTATTGTATTGACCGATGCCAGTTCATTGAAGTAGCCGCTGGAATAGCTTCCGCTGCTCCAACCTGGATATGAAACATTGAGGAAGTCAATGATGTCTTTGTGTACGTAGATGCTATAGACGTAATTTGATCCTGAGAGGTATGGAGTCTCGGCAAGTTCTCCATATAGAGATACGCCATTGTAGCGATTGATCTGCATAATGTCACCTACCACATAGTCTCTCTTGTTCTTTACCAGGTAAGTGACCAGGTAATTGTCGCCAGAGACGATTGAGCCTGAGAGCGTAAGCTGTCCATTGACCCTGTCTTTAGGGATAGAATTCTTTCCGGACACTGGCCTAAACCATGCAGTTAGAGACCTGTCTTCGTTGGATGGAAAGTTTACGGCTGCCTTGTACGTGACGGCGTGAACGCGCTCACCGGGCTTGGTAATGCTTCTCAAGTCGTATTGGCTATCGCTTATGAGTATACTGTGATTCTCAACCTTTTCCTGTGAAATGAATAGTGAATTGTTGATGTCTTCGCGAATTGGATCATAGTCACGTGAGCCAATCTTTGGATCATACTGTTGAGGCTTGGTGTCATCGATTTCTTGGCGACGCACCTCTTCACCAAAGAGTTCTTCGGTGTCTGCGCCCAGTACATCAATGGCTTCTCTGAGATCCTGCGGCTCGTAGCGGTTGGTCTTGTAAGAGTATTTCTTTAGTGCAACTTTCCAGTAGACCTCTCTTCTCATAATGTCTTTGTAGAGGTATGTGCTCTCCACCTCGTAGATCCTGTTCTCAAGTGGGAAGTAGATGATGTCTCTTCTCTGTGGAGCAACGCCTACGCCAAAGACCTCTTCAAAGTATTCTTTGTCAATGTTGACCTCAAATGGCATCTCAAAGTCGATACCAAAGTCTGCAAAGTTTAGTTTGCTGTCTGGGAACTCATTATTTGGAACCAGCACCTTGACGCAGACGGGTTCATCTACACTATAGAGGTTCCATTCGTGTAGTACAACGTCCTTGCCCTTCTCATCGGGTACTGCTCTAGCATACGAGACATCGTGTCCAAAGAGAAGATTGATCGTCTTTGACAGCGCCTTATAGAGAACTACGGCAGGATTGACCTGGTAGGGCTTGAATGAGAAATTAGGAACGTATGTGAGATTGTTGACGTTTCCCTTGTCGGAAACCAAGAGTGGTGGAAAATAACCAATGTATGGGTCGGCTGCGTCTGGACTCTGCTCAAATTCAACTCTTACGCTATTGATTGTGTAGGTTCCAGGACTAATCAATGTATACCTAAAGTCAACAAAAAGTT